CCCGCCAGTATCAAATCCCTGTACTGACTGTCATACCTGAGGTTGAAGGTTTTTAGGCAGAGAGACTGCCGAAATGAGGATAATTTAATGGGCCACGAGTACACAGATTCCATGAAGACGATCAGCCAGAATAATCTCGTACCGGTTTTACCGTTGCGCGATGTGGTCGTCTATCCCCATATGGTCATTCCTCTGTTTGTCGGCCGTGATAAGTCGATCCAGGCACTGGATTCGGCGATGCAGAGTAATAAGCAGATTCTGCTGGCAGCGCAAAAGAGCGCTGATGTGGATGATCCGGACGTAGTTGATATGTATGCAATCGGCACCCTGGCAAACATACTCCAACTACTTAAATTACCCGACGGTACTGTCAAGGTGCTCGTCGAAGGCGGAGAGAGAGCGCGTATCACCGAATTCGTAGATACGGATGAGTTCTTTACCGCCAGGCTTGAAACCCTGACTGACACGATCGATGTGGCGGGCCGTGAGAGCGAGGTATTGATGCGCTCGGCCACCAACCTGTTTGATCAGTATGTCAAGTTGAACAAAAAGGTGCCCCCGGAGGTGCTCACATCACTTTCGAGCATCGATGATCCCAGCCGTCTTGCAGATACTATCGCTGCGCATATGTCATTGAAGCTGGAAGAGAAACAACATGTTCTTGAGATGCCCAACGTACGCGAGCGCCTGGAACATCTGATGGGATTAATGGAGGGTGAAAACGATATCCTGCAGATGGAGAAACGGATCCGTGGCCGCGTAAAACGCCAGATGGAGAAAAATCAGCGCGAGTACTATCTGAATGAACAGATGAAGGCGATTCAGAAGGAGCTCGGCGAGATGGAGGATGCGCCGAACGAGATTGAGGATCTCACCAAAAAGATAGAATCCGTCGGTATGACCAAGGAGGCCAAGGAAAAGGCTGCCAATGAGTTGAACAAACTCAAGCTGATGTCCCCCATGTCTGCTGAAGCCACAGTGGTGCGTAACTATATCGATACTCTGGTCGGTCTGCCCTGGAAGAAACGGACCAAGATACGTAACGATATCGGTGCGGCCGATGCGGTGTTGAATGAGGACCACTACGGTCTGGAGAAGGTCAAGGAGCGTATCCTTGAGTATCTCGCGGTACAACAACGTGTACGAAAACTGAAAGGACCGATACTCTGTCTGGTGGGGCCTCCCGGTGTCGGTAAGACCTCCTTGGGTCAATCGATAGCTCGTGCCACCAATCGCAAATTCACCCGCATGGCCCTGGGCGGGGTAAGAGACGAGGCGGAAATTCGTGGACACAGGCGTACCTACATCGGCGCATTGCCCGGTAAAATCATCAACAATTTGAGTAAGGTCAAGACCCGTAATCCGCTGTTTCTCCTTGACGAGATAGACAAAATGGCGATGGATTTTAGGGGTGACCCGGCATCGGCCCTGCTGGAGGTGCTCGATCCGGAACAGAACCACACATTCAATGACCACTATCTCGAAGTCGACTTCGATCTGTCCGAGGTAATGTTCGTTGCGACCGCGAATACCTTGAACATCCCTCCGGCGTTACTCGATCGCATGGAAGTGATCAGGCTCTCCGGTTATACCGAAGATGAAAAGGTCAGTATTGCCGAACGCTATCTGGTGCGTAAGCAGATGGAAAATAACGGATTGAAGCCCGATGAACTCATCATCAGGGAGTCCGCGATACGCGATATCGTCCGTTACTACACACGTGAAGCGGGTGTGCGAAATCTGGAACGGGAGATTGCCAAGATATGCCGTAAAGTGGTGAAGGATATACTGCTGAAGAAACCAAAAGGCAAGATCACCGTTACCCCCAAGAAGCTTGAAGACTATTTGGGTGTTAAAAGATTCCGTTATGGCCGGGCGGACGAACACGATCAGGTCGGGCAGGTTACCGGACTGGCCTGGACCGAAGTGGGCGGTGAACTGCTGCGCATCGAGGCGGCATTGATGCCTGGTAAAGGCCGGCTCAGTCATACCGGTCAATTGGGTGAAATCATGCAGGAGTCCATTCAGGCAGCCATGACTGTTGTCAGGAGTCGTGCGGATTCTCTCGCATTAGAAGAGGATTTCCACCAAAAATGCGATGTTCATATCCACGTGCCCGAAGGTGCGACGCCGAAAGACGGCCCCAGCGCAGGTGTCGGTATGTGCACCAGTCTGGTATCCGCTTTGACAAAAATACCGGTTCGGGCGGATGTGGCAATGACGGGGGAAATCACCCTGAGAGGTGAGGTTTTACCGATCGGTGGACTCAAAGAGAAGCTGCTTGCCGCGCATCGCGGAGGTATCGCAACGGTTATCATTCCCGAAGAGAATGAACGAGATCTTGTTGATATACCGAAGAATATTAAACAAAATCTTGATATCAGGCCGGTTCGCTGGATCGATGAAGTGTTGCAGGTGGCACTCAAGGAGATGCCGCAACCGAAAGAGGGAAAGTCAGCGGATGCGACACCGACTAAGGGCGGACAACAGCAGGATGGCGACGAGGTCAAGAAACGGGGTGCGCCGACCAAGCACTAGTGTGATCCGAGATGCTATATCTCTGTCACAACAGTAACAAATGTTAAGAATTGGTCTTCTGAGTTGCTTGACAGGGTATCTGGCAGCCGGTATAAATTCTGGCGTTTCGGGCCCCAAGCGGGCCATTACATAACGCTTCTAAAGGCGGTAATTCCGCCAAGACCACCACAGGGGAAAATGATTAATGAATAAGGCCGAACTAATTGAGGCAATGGCGGAATCTGCGGACATTTCCAAAGCGGCTGCCGGGCGTGCGCTCGACGGTATGGTTGACGCAGTAACAAAAGCGATGAAAGAGGGTGATACGCTTTCGTTGGTAGGATTTGGCACCTTCTCAGTGAAGGAGCGGGCCGCTCGTGAAGGCCGCAATCCGCAAACTGGCGAGACGATTAAAATCAAGGCCTCAAGAATCCCGTCATTCAAGGCTGGTAAAGCATTGAAGGATGCAATAAACTAGCGCGCCTTCAGGTGAGGTATCTCTAACCGGTTGACGATATACCCCACTAGCAGGGTGCTTAGCTCAGCTGGGAGAGCATCGCCCTTACAAGGCGAGGGTCGCAGGTTCGATCCCTGCAGCACCCACCAACTCGGAGCGGTAGTTCAGTTGGTTAGAATACCGGCCTGTCACGCCGGGGGTCGCGGGTTCGAGTCCCGTCCGCTCCGCCAACTTAAGATGATAAACCATTGAAATATATGGTTTATGGTAACGACCACTGACGTTCTGCCCCTACTCTGTCACTAACTTAGCAGGGTTATGGGTGTATGAAAAGGTTTGACGAATGCCTGGCCTTGCACCTTCAGCTGAACGCTGAGGGGCAGTGGGAGGTGGTGTACCGGGAGCCAGGAGAGCGAGGCCCACACAAGGTATGCAAGTCTAACATGTTGATTGAAGCGCACTACAAACTGACGTTTGTTGAATTACGGGTTGTGCTGTTGGGTGTTGCCCAGCTGAATCCGCGTGAGCCCGTGCCCGATGAGATTGAGATCACGGCGGAGGAATACGCTAACACCTACCAGGTCACCGACGATAGAGCTTACCAATCGTTTACAGAGGCAGCTGGTCGGCTGCCTAAGCGCAAGCTAGAGGTGTTTGATAAAGCGGGTACGGGCAAGCGCATTTCTTGGCTTAAACCGAACACAACGGACGCTGAGCTTTACCCTAAAGGGAGCGGTGCCTTCAATTTATGTTTTTCTGACGAAGTGAAGGCCTATCTAGCGGGTCTAAGCCGCTGTTTTACGGTCTACGAGCTGGAAAAGATCGCGCCGCTAAACTCCTATTATTCCATGCGACTTTATGAGCAGCTCTGCCAGTGGCGCAGTACCGGCAAACTGGTAGTTACGCTGGAGGACTTCAGGGGCCGCCTGGGCCTTGAAGACAAATACTCGGAATTCTTCAATTTGAAGCAGCGTGCGATCGATGTCGCAGTCAAAGAACTGTGCGAGAAATCAGGGTTGAGGATCTCCTGGGAGGTCAAGCGGCGGAACAATAAGGTTGTCGGCCTGACATTCAATTTTGAAGAAAAGAGCCTGAAGGGGTCCAAGCTGGCGCGTTTCCCGAATTCCTAAATTCGCTTTAAAACGAGGTAACTTAATGAGTAAAAAAATCCTCTTAGTGGTGTTGTTGTTTCCATCGATCCTATGTGCCGGGCTAGACGGAGGCGACTGCTATATCGTTGGCAACCAAAAAGGTTACAGCGCAAAGCACTACAAAAATAACTATAAACCTTTTCCAGATGAAGTATCTGATGTTACTGTTAAGGTGAGAGTTGCTGGCGATAGTAGTGAAACTAGTAGCTCGCATCGTGATGCCTCTGCCTCACGTTGTTTTGAAATTGCTAGTAATACAATTTTCTGTGTAGCTGGGACCATGCGTGTTTCCGAAATCACGGCTGTATATCCCACGGAAGGTAAAGTCATCACGACTACCGTGTATCCTGAAGAACACCCTTTTGCTGGTGCGAGCTTGCTTGTCGGCGACATCTTAAGCCGTTGTAATTAGCTCACCCATCCTGAAAACCCGATCAATCAACTGAAAAGCGAGCGACCGCTCGTTTTGTGGATGATTACGGGATAAGCTGCGAACTTAGCGAAGGATTTGTAAGGGTTAGCTATGGATTTGTAAGGAACCTCTCTAATAACCATCTGTATTTAATACCGAATCCCGCCCTTAAAAACAAGATTAAAAACAAGATAAAAAATTATTGGTGGTGAGCGCTGTACAAAAATTGGACAGTTCGGCGAGTTATTCACAATTTCTGTGGATAGGGCTGTTGTTTTATTGGCGGGTTGAGGGGCAAAGGCTTGACCCTATTGATTTTCTTTTAGATTGTACAATTTTTATACAAATGAGTGCCTTCGGCACAGCTCAAGCAGTTTGATCCCTACCCTCCGCCCCAGTCGCTCAGGCGACTGGCCTGGAGAAGGTGTCTACGCCTTCGGCTTCGACGTTTTTGTGTTGGCTTCACGGCTGTTCAGCCACCGTGCGGGTCGGCTTGGCAGGCGGCTTCGCCGCTCTCGTTCATGGATCACCCTGACCGACAAAAGGTCTACAGGCGCGTGTCCGGCTTGGGGGCTAGCATCACGTCAAAACGCCGCGCCAGAGCGCCTCAGTGGCCCCGAGTGCGGTTTTTTTGGGTTTTGAATGGGGGGATATGTCCGGCGTATTTTGAACGCCTAGTTTGGACGTCCTTGTCCTGAGCGGGATCTGGCGTGTGGCTAATAGGCATCGCCATAGGCATAGCCATAGCCATAGCCATCGCCAAAGCCAAAGCCAAAGCCAAAGCCATCGCCAAAGGAATAGCCATAGCCATAGCCGTTACCATGGCCAAAGCCATCGCCAAAGCCATAGCCAAAGCCAGCGCCAGCGCCAGCGCCAGCGCCATAGCCATAGCCAGCGGGATCGGGTGTGTGGTTAATTGCCATAGCCAGCTCCATCGCCATCGCCATCGCCATAGGCATAGCCATCGCCATCGCCATCGCCATAGGCATAGCCATCGCCAAAGCCATCGCCATAGCCATTGCCATCGCCAAAGCCAAAGGAATAGCCAGAGCCATCGCCATAGCCATCGCCAAAGCCAAAGCCAGCGCCAGCGCCATAGCCAGAGCCATAGCCATCGCCAGCGGGATCGGGTGTGTGGTTAATTGCCATAGGCATAGCCAAAGCCAAAGCCAAAGACAAAGCCAAAGCCAGCGCCAGCGCCATCGCCAAAGCCAAAGCCATCGCCATAGCCAAAGCCATCGCCATAGCCAAAGCCAGCGCCATTGCCATCGCCAAAGCCATCGCCAAAGCCATCGCCAAAGCCATCGCCAAAGCCATAGCCATCGCCAAAGACAAAGCCAGCGCCAGCGCCGTTACCATAGCCATAGCCCTCGCCAAAGCCATAGCCAAAGCCAGCGCCAGCGCCAGCGCCAGCGCCATAGCCAGAGCCAGCGGGATCGGGTGTGTGGTTAATTGCCATAGCCAGCGCCATCGCCGTTACCATAGCCATCGCCTATGCCTGTGCCGTTGGGGAAGCTGTTGCCAGCGCCGTCGCCATTCCCAAAGAGCAGGCCAAAGCCATCGCCATAGCCGCTGCCGGCTTCGAGACCGAAACCGGCGCCATAGCCGTAGATGGGGCCGGTGACATAGGCACTGACGTAGCCCAGGGATTTAAACATGCTTTTTCCCATTAAATGGTTTAGAGGGATAGAGGCAAATAAACGACTCGAAGTGAATCGCATCCGTTACCTCATCGATGACATTCGTCTTCTTATCCGTCTCATTCGGGGCTAGCATGAAGCCTTCGTTTGCGAGTTGCGGCAGGCCGCCCTCGCGTTGTCGCCAATAACGGATGTTTCTAGCGTCGTCCAAGCAAAACCGGTTGCCCAAGTCCACCAGTTTTCCATGGTGGACAAACCCAAAAGGGAGAATGGCGATGACGTAGCTGTTGTGCAGTGGATGTCGGTCGGTTGTTTGTGTTTTAGATTCGGACATGGTCGTCTCCACGTTAGATGGTTGTGTCAATGATCGCTGATTACCCCCATTAACCCGTTTCGAGCGACGGCATTAAGCTAAGGAAAAGTGGGTGAATTGTCCAGTTACAGGGTTTTTCCCTATTGTTGCTGGGATTTCTCCTAATTAATGATATGGGTTATCATGATTGACGTGACTATATTCTTCTTACCTTGGGGACTGATAATCATGCTGGTCATCTTTGCCGGCGGGTTATTGTTAGTCTCGGCTGAGGACAGGGTAAGTCTGAAGCGTGCCCAGCGAGAGATTGCGCGTTTACAGTCTGAACTTTCTCGGATCAAGAGGGAATATAATTTAACGCTGTTGCGTATTAACGAGAAGAAACAGTCGGAAAAGGAGAAGCTGGCGGAGGTGGTGAGTCAAGTTTATGTCAACCAAACCGAATCGGGCGGCATAGGCGATAGGGAGTTCTCCGATAACAAGGGGAATTATCCTGACCAATAAGCGGATCATTTTTGCAGCGATAGCGAACATGAAAAAGATCATTCAATTTTCTATCGCTGCGGCACTGATCGCAGCAACTGGATCTGCCACGGCATGGTGGAACGGGCCTGGCTGGGGAAGCGATCGCAACGTTTTTTGTGGCGATTACACCCTTGGCATGAGCGGTAAGCGTGGGTGCGAATGCAGTCTACCGGTTCTTTCTTTACCAGGCCTCCAATATGATGGTTGCAATAGGCGCGGCTACTACGGCTACGGTCCCAACGGTCCCTACTACGGCTACAGTCCCAAAGGTCCCTTCCACGGCTACGCTCCCAACGATACTTATGATTACGACTATTAGTTTCTTTCTTGTTGATTTATTCAGGCTGGTTATGTACCGCATGAATAATGAAGTACATATATTCGGTGTGGAAGCTACCGCTCGCCAACAACAGCGTGCATTACTGGACGGTAATGAGCATGTATTACCTGCACGTGAGAGATGTAGCATCATATTATTTATGCGCCAAAAGAAAGGCACGGATTCTGATTGGGACTTGGCCAAGAAAACGTTGAGTGAGGCAGGGTGGGGGAACATCGAAATTATTCAATCAGGCCGTACTACATTGGAAAAGCTGAATGAAGCTGAAGATGACCCGGTATCGACTTGTTGTTATACCGAAGCCTTGACTGGAGGGAAGGCGTTTTTGGTCTATCAAGATATTGAAGATTGATCGCCCATCGCCTCATCGACAAGCGTGACGATGCCAACCCACTGAAGTAGTGAGGGCTTGCGTTTCCCGTCAGAATACGCCAGACTTATCCACAAAAAGCCCCGCCATTGCGGGGCGGGCGCCTTTATAAAGGTTAATAAAAACAAGAAGATGCCAATGCCACATCCTTTTATCGACCAAAAAGTAATCATCTTGTCTAACGCGGCCGACACGGAGGCGAATTCTGTGATTGTGGGCCAGCTTAAAGCGTCTGGTTTGCGTGATGTTTACTACGTGACGGGGTGTTATGCCTTGGACAGTACGGCGTTGGCATCGAGCCGGTTGATGCCGGATAAGGTGATCGCGATGGGCGAGGTCTGTATAGAGCGGGGTTCGGTCGCCCTGATGTTGGCGGATTCGCGCGGCTTTCATGCCAAGCTTGCGGCGTTAGCGAGGGTTAAGGATACGGTGTCCGGGACGGTACCGCGTAGTCCTGCGGCGGTCCGTCGACTTAAGGAAGCGGTGGGTAAACAACCATAACTAAAGCAATGCGAAGGAGCGTACGGCATGAGTCTTGTGTCATTTGTGAAGAGGATTGATTTTGTGGAAGCGCAGCGTTTTGTCGGTTTGATCGATACGGGGCTGGACGTGCTTAAGTTTGCGGCGGAGAAGATGAAGGATGATGGCCGTATTTCGGGCCAAGAGGGTCTTGAGATACTGGACAAGGCGTTGGGCCATCATGGGATTTGTCTGGGGTGTGACGGGCATGGGATTCGAGAGGCGGTTGATGAGCCGGATGAGCCGGTTCGGGCGAAGCGGCCGCGTCGTCGCCGGGATGACCGGGGTTATGCGTTGCGTTTCAAGGCAAGTGACGAGACGCCCGAGGCGCTGGCGGAGAAGTTGGCGGGACTGGAGACCTTGGTGGATCGCGGGGTGTGTTTGGAATGTGATGGCGAGGCGTCCTATCGAGTGAGTCAGCAGCCGAGCGAACGGCACAGTTAAGTTTTCAGGCACAGCGCCCTGGTTGATGTCGAGTCTGCCACCCCCAACCACCCAGGCAGGTTTTACGGATGCCGGGGCGCTTTTTTTTGGAGTTGAGGTGAAGCATGGGTATTTTCACCGATGAGCGCCAGGCGAAGGCGGATCGCTACAATGCGGCGCGCCAGCGCACGGTTGAGCGGTTTTTGAATCGGACGTACTATGAGCGAAAAGCCGGGCAGGATCTGATTACGCGGATATCGACGGAGACGGCGGAAGAATACGTGCTGCGCCAAAAGGGTTATCGGGCGGTAATTGAGCGGTTGCTCGAGGAGACGGGGGCGTTTCGTGATAGCTATTATGGGCAGTACGAGGCTGAGCCTGCGCCGGTGTATTTAGTGACGGCGAAGTTGCTGGATCAAGAGTATGCGTATCTTGAGATCTGTTTGCGGATTGTGGAGGAGAACATGCTGCGGGCGGAGGATGCGTCGTTTTATGCGAACCGTTTGGCGTGGATCATGCGTAAGGTGAGAAAAGGCTGGTTGCAGGCGTTGGCGAAGCAGCATGACCTGCCGGATGAGGTAAAGCGTTTTATTGCGCGGGTGTAGCGCGCATCACAAAAACACAGCGGAGCAAGACACAATGGACGTGTTGTTTTCGAAGCCGGTTGTTGGTCTGATGCTGATGGCGTTGGGTTGTTGGGCGTCGATTGCGCAGGAGGGGGCGGTTGAGCGCGTCCCGGCGCGGTAAGGCCGAGGCATCTGCTGGGGGTAAGCGCCGCCCGGGTCGCCCGAAGGGTTCGAAGAACAAGTTTTCGGTGGCGGCGGCGCGCAAGGCGGCGGCGGACCAGGGTCAGTTGCCGCATGAGTATTTATTTTCGTTGGGGTTATCGGGCGATTTAAGTCCGGGCCAACGGATAGCGGCATTGAAGGCGGCGGCGCCGTATTATGCGCCGAAGCTTTCGTCGATTGAGGCGAAGTTGGAGCCGGTGCGGGTAGAGCTGACGGATAGTGAGCTGAGTGCCCGCATTGAGGCGTTGCAAAAGGCATTGCGAGGCGAAGCGGATGGACCCGGTATCGAGAGCGAGACAGCTTGAGCTTGAAGGGCTGCTGCAAGAGCAGCTGAGACGCCGATCGCGGCGTAAGCTTGAAAGTTATTATCCTGAGACGGGCCCTTTGCGGCGCGCGTTATATCCCAAACATTTAGCGTTTTTTGAAGGTGGACGTCACTACCGGCAACGGTTGATGCTGGCGGCGAACCGTATTGGCAAGACGGAGGGGGTGGGCTTATACGAGTTGGTGTTGCATCTGACGGGGGCTTATCCGGCCTGGTGGCGGGGTCGGCGTTTTAGTCGGCCGATCCGTGCGTGGGCGGCGGCGGACACGATCAAGAATGCGCGCGAGATTTTGCAGGCGAAGTTGCTGGGGGCGTCGGCGTCGGATTGGGGGACGGGTTTAATCCCGGGTGACAGTTTGCAGGGGGTGAGTAAGGGGGCGACGGGGACGGTGGACACGATTGAGGTGTCGTCGGTGTCCGGGGGGACGTCGGTGCTGCTGCTGAAGAGTTACGAGCAGGGTCGCAAGGCGTTTCAGGGGACGGAGCAGGATGTGATCTTGCTGGATGAGGAGCCGCCGTACGGGGTGTATACGGAGGCTTTGATGCGGACGATGACGACGGATGGTTTGTTGTTGTTGACGTTCACGCCGTTGCAAGGGGTATCGGAGGTGGTGCGGGCGTTTTTGGGGGATGACGTTTCGCCGGCGGCGGCGTTGTCGGGCGAGGGGCATTCGACGTCGGGGCGTTGGGTGGTGCGGGCGAGTTGGGATGATGTGCCGCATCTTTCTGCGGAGGTGAAGGCGGAGTTGCTGCAGTCGATCCCGGCGTACCAGCGGGATGCGCGGAGCCGGGGCGTGCCGCAGTTGGGATCGGGGGCGATCTATCCGATTCCGGAAGCGGATTTTGTGGTGTCGGATTTTGAGATACCGGCGCATTGGCCGCGGGTGTATGGGCTGGATGTGGGTTGGCGCAAGACGGCGGCGTTGTGGTGCGCGCGCGATTTGGATGGGGGGGTGGATTATCTGGTGAGTGAGCACTACCGGGGAGAAGCAGAGCCGGTGGTGCATGCGGCGGCGATCAAGGCGCGGGGCGATTGGATTCCTGGCGTGATTGATCCGGCGGCGCGCCAGCGTAACCAGAAGGATGGTGAGCGTTTATTGGATGACTACAACCGGGAGGGGTTATGGCTGACGCCGGCGGTGAGTGCGGTGGAGTCTGGGATTTACCGGGTGTACCAGGCGTTGTCGACGGGGCGCTTGAAGGTGTTTGGGAGTTTGCGCAACTGGTTGGATGAGTACCGGTATTACCGGCGGGATGAGCAGGGTCGGATCGTGAAGGAGCGGGATCATCTGATGGATTGCACGCGGTATGTGTACAACAGTGGTTTGTCGTTAGCGGCGTTGTCGCCCGCGGTTGAGCGTTTGAAAGCGCGTGGCCGTGGGCGGCGGGTGTCGAGCGAGGGCTGGATGGGCTAGGCAGGCGTTGGGCGATGGAAAGATTGGTCAAGGATGCGCAGGCGGTTTTTGAATTGGCGTCGGAGGTGGAGTCGGAGAACCGCGCGTCGGCGTTGTCGGATTTGCGGTTTGCGAAGTTAGGTGAGCAATGGCCGTCGGCGATGCGCAAGAAGCGGGAGGATGAGGGGCGGCCGTGTTTAACGATCAACCGGATGCCGGCGTTTATCCGTCAGGTGGTGAATGATGCGCGGCAGAACCGGCCGAGCATCCAGGTGCATCCGGTGGATGATGGCGCGGATGTTGAGACGGCGGAGATTTACAGTGGATTGATCCGGAACATTGAGTACACGTCGGATGCGGAGGTGGCGTATGACACGGGGATTGAGCATGCGGTGACGTGTGGTTACGGGTACTGGCGGGTGGGGATTGATTATGCGTCGGACGATACGTTTGAGCTGGATTTGCGGATAGAGCGGATCCCGAACATATTCAGTGTCTATGGCGATCCGTATTCGTTGCGTGCGGATTCGAGTGATTGGCAGGATGCGTTTGTGCTGGATTATGTGCCGAAGGCGGTGTTTAAGCGGCGTTATCCTGGTGCGAAGTTGTCGGATTGGCCGGTGACGCAGCAGCATCATCAGCGTGTGGACCGGGCGGGCGTGTGGTTATCGGAGTATTGGCATCGTTCGGAACGTGATGAGGTGGTGTTGGGGTTATCGGACGGGACGGTGTTGGCTGAGGGGGATTACCGGCGGGCGGCGGATGTTTTGCAGGCGGAGGGGCTTGAGGTGGTGGATGAGCGCGAGGTGACGCGTTCGTCGGTGAAGCAGTATTTGCTTTCTGGGGTTGGGGTGTTGGAGGAGCGGGATTGGCCGGGGCGTTACATCCCGCTGATTCCGGTGTATGGGGATGAGACGGTGGTGGATGACCGGCGCTATTTTCGGAGTTTTATCCGGGATGCGAAGGATCCGCAGCGGATGTACAACTACTGGCGAACGGCGTCGACGGAGTTGGTGGGTTTGGCGCCGAAGGCACCGTATATCGGGCCGCGGGGTGCGTTTCAGACGCAGCGGCACAAGTGGCGTAATGCGAACCGTGAGAGTTATGGTTTTTTGGAGTATGACGGGGCTGTTGCGCCGACGCGCCAACCGTTTTCGGGGCCGCCGATGGGGACGATCCAGGAGGCGAAGAGCGCGGCGGATGACATGAAGGCGGTGACGGGGATTTATGATTCGAGTTTAGGGGCGCGCAGTAATGAGACGTCGGGTGTGGCGATCGCGATGCGTCAACGGGAAGGGGATGTGAGCACGTTTCATTTTATCGACAATTTGTCGCGTGCGATCCGGCACACGGGTCGGGTATTGATTGATTTGATTCCGAGGGTTTACACGGGTCCGCGGATGGTGCGTGTTTTGGGGCCGTCGGGGAATGATCCGCGGACGGTGCGTTTGGGGGGTGGTGGGGCTGAGGCTGAGGGGGCGGGTGTTGAGGCCAAGGGGCCGGGTGCTGAGGTGTACGACCTGGGTGTGGGGAAATATGATCTGGTGGTTTCTTCGGGGCCGAGTTACACGACGCGCCGGGAGGCGGTGAGTCAGCAGATGTTGGAGTTTTTGACGAAGTTTCCGCAGGCGGTGCCGTATATTGGCGATTTGCTGGTGAAGCATATGGACTGGCCGGATGCGGATGAATTGGCGAAGCGGTTGCAGGCGATGGTGCCGGCGGCTGGAGCGGGGCAGGCGCAGGCGCAGGCCGAGGCGCAGTCGGAGGCCAAGGGGCATGAGATTGATACGTATAACGCGCAGACGAAACGCCTGGTGGGGTTGATCGATAAATTGCCGCCGCAGACGGTGTTGCAGTTACTCGATTACCTGTCGCCGGGGATGTCTGAGGATCGGGGTGCCGTTCCCGGGCCAGCGGTGAGTGCGCCGGGGGCACCAGGTTACTAACAAACAGAAAAAACCAAGGAGCAGGTTGGATGACAAACAAGGTACATAAGGCAAAAAAGGACCCGCAGGTTGAGATTGAACAGGCGGCTGCGGATTATGCCAAGCAGCGTGAAGGAGCAATATCATGAATGAACTATGGATGGGCGAGGATGAAGGGTTTGATGGGGAGGCGGATGTTGGGTTCGAGGATGAGGGAGAGGCCTTTGACGATGAGGTGATGGGCGACGAAGCCGACTTGGACGAGGCCGATGACGAGGCCGATGACGAGGAGGCCGGTGAGGACGAGACAAGCGAAGGAGACGAGGAAGGCGAGGGGGACGAGGCGACGGAGCCGTTTGAGTGGGAAGGTCGCGCATACGAAGTGCCGGTGGAGTTGATGCCGGCGCTGACGGCGGCGAAGGCGGTGGAGACGCAGCGCCAGGATGTGTTGCAGGCGCAGGAGCAGTTGCAGCGGTCGTTGTCGGATTCGGGTGATTATTTACGTCAGGTGGGTTGGTCGATGGTGCTGGAGGAGCGGCTCAAGGGGTATCAGGAGCTGGACTGGCAGGCGCACTATCGCGCTGACCCGCAGCAGGCGCAGACGGATCGTTGGGAGTATGACCAGTTGCGCGATGAGCAGCGGCAGCTCAATGAGGCGATCAATCAACGCACGCAGGCGCGTGAAGCGGAACATGCGCAAGCGGTGGCGGCGCAGCTGGAGGCGGGGGCGCGGGCGTTGAAGCAGGCGATCCCGAACTGGACGCCGGCCCAGGGGCAGGCGATTCGGCAGTTTGCGTGCCAGCAATACGGTTATGAGCCGCATGAGTTATCGCAGGTGACGGATCACCGATTTGTGCAGGCGATGCGAGATGCGAAGCTTTATCGGGAGCGGGTGCGTCAAGGGGGTGGCAAAGCGGGGGTTAAAAAGGCGGGGGGTAAGGCACGGCGTGCCACATCATCGAAAGCGGGAGAAAAAGTCCGGAGCGCCTCGTCGGGTCAGGGCAAGGGGTCGCGTGCGGGCCGTTATCGTCCCTTGAAGTCGGCGCGGGGTCGGGGTGATCGCAAGGCGGAGCCGGCGTCGGTTTCGACGGCGGACTGGATCAAGGCGCGGGAAGCGCAGTTGCGCGATAAGCACAAACGCGCCCGGCGCCGGGGTGGCGATTGAGTAGCGCCGCGTTGGCGGGGCTGTGATTATTTAACAAGACAAGGAAGTCGACGATGGCAGCGAGCAAGCCGAATAAATTTTTGACCCCGAACGTGATCGCGAAGCGGGGCTTGAAACTCTTACACCAGCAGGCGAATTTCATTGGCCACATCACGCGGGGGTATGACGATCGTTATGCCAAGCGTGGCGCGAAGATTGGCAACACGCTGAAGATCCGTTTACCGAATCGGTTTATGCCGCGCGACGGCGCGACATACGCAGCGCAAGCGATCGATGAGCGTTCGGTGTCGTTGTCGATCACGAAGCAGGCGGGTGTGGACATTGACATTACCTCGGCGGACTTGACGACGTCGTTGGATGATTTTTCGGGGCGTATTTTGAAGCCGGCGGTGACGCAGGTGGTGGCGCAGATGGAGCGAGACTGCTTGAGCATGGTCTCGGAGGTTTATTCGCATGTGGTGGCCTCGGAGGATAAATTTTTGCGCCATATGCTGGCGTGTGGTGAGCGGTTGGATTGTCATTTGGCGCCCCGGGACGACCGGCGTCTGGGTTTGTTGGTGCCGGTGGACGCGACGCGGGCGGTTGAGGGTGCGCGGGGTTTGTACAATCCGGCGTCGGGTTTGTCAAAACAATTCAAAGCCGGATCGTTAGGTAAGACGGCGGGTTTGAAGTTTTTTGTCAACACGCATATTCCCCAGCCGTCCGGCACATCAGATGGGGATACTCAGCACGCAAAATCGGTGAGATTTATTGGTCGTTTTGTTGAAGTCAAAGCGGGTGGCGATGCGGATACGTCGACGGTTACGTTGGCGAATGCGGCGGATTTCACGGTGGGTGATCTTTTCACGTTTCCGGCCTTGCCCTTGGTGCATCCTGAGACGAAAAAGCGGCTTTATTACCCGTATCAGGGCCGGGTAACGGCGGTGAACGGGAATGTTGTCACGTTTACGCCGAAGGTGGTGGGGGCGTCGACGGGGTCGCGTGATGCGAATGTAGCGGATGACCAGCTGCCGACAAAAAGTGGCAGTGCCAAGCACGAGGTTAAGCTTTTCCGTGTTAAGGCGGATCATGCGCCGACGCAATCGGTGATTTTTCATCCGGAGGCGTTTTGTCTGGCGACGGCGGATCTGGTGAAGCCGGAGGGTGTGCATGCGGCGGCGGTGGAGCGGTTGGACGGGATCTCGATGCGGGTATTGCGATTGTACGATATTCAAGAGGATGTGTTTCGCTGCCGTTTGGACGTGTTGTATGGGTACACAGTGCTACGTCCGGAGCTGGCGGTGCGGTTGTTGGGTGCAGAACCGATGGGTTGATTGCATAGCGATGGTTAAGCGAGAAGCAAGGATGCTGAGATGGCGACAGAAAACAATTTTTTAGACTCGACGTTGGTGGCGCGGGAAGCGTTGCGCTTGTTACATGCGGAGCTTTCGTTTGTGGGGTCGATCACGCGGACGTATAGCGATGAGTTTGCGCAAAAGGGCGCGAAGGTTGGTGAGAAGGTTCAGGTCCGCATTCCCAACCGGTTCAAGGGGCGTGAAGGGCGGATGTATGAACGATCGGTGATCCGCGAGCGGAGTATTGACGTGGTGCTGGATCGTCAGAAAGGGGTGGATCTTTCGTTCACGTCGGAAGATTTGACGCTGGACATCGATGCGTTTTCGGATCGATTTTTACGCCCGGCGGCGAAGCAGCTGGCGACGCATATTGAGTGGGATGTGTTGAGTTTGGCGCATCGCGTGGGGCAAGCGGTGCTTTGTCCGGCGCATGGCCTGACGGTGGGCGAGGTGTTGAAGGGTCGGCGGTATCTGGATGACAGTTTGGCGCCGCAATCCGGTCGGCGGGGTTTGTTTTGTCCAGCGCACGTGCGTTCGTTGACGAAATCGATCCGTCGACAATACAACCCGGCGTCGACGATTGCGAAGGTTTACGAGGACCGGGCGTTTAGCCGGTTGAGTGGTTTTCAGTTCAACGACACGACGGTGATGCCGCCGATTGTGAGTGGCGAGGGCGACCGGGGGGTATCGAGTGGCGTGTTGAAGGCGGCGATCACGGGGAACAACCAGTCATCGTGCGCACTAAAAGGCAGTAAAAAAGGTGCGTTAAAGCCGGGTGACTGTTTTGCGTTTAAGGGTGTGTATGCGGTGCACCCGGAGACGAAGGTCCCCTACAGCTATTTGAAACAATTTTCGGTGGTATCGGTTGAGGCGGACGGCACCTTGGTGTTTACGCCGGAGATTGATACGCGCAGTGTCTACAAGAATGTATCGATTGAGCGATCAGGGCGGGCTGATGAGATAGCCGCTGGTACTGAGGTATTTAAGACTTTTCCGGCGGCTGGTTTTATGGAGAGCAGTTTACTTTACCATCCGGATGCGTTTGCGTTTGTGTCGGCGGATTTGGAGGTGCCGCGGGGTGTGGATTTTGCGGCGCGGGAATCACATGACGGGATTTCGATGCGTTTGGTGCGTGATTACGATGGGAAAAGCGATCATATGCTGTGTCGTTTTGATGTGTTGTATGGCTATGGTTTACTGGATGAATCGCTGGCGTGCCGTTTGGTGAGCAAGGCGTAAAAAGGCGAGGATTAAGCGGAACGGGAGAGGACAAGGATGTCAGGGAATGATAATGAAATTATAACGCCGGAGATGATCACGAATGAGTCGTTGCGGCTACTGCATGACAAACTGCCGTTTGTGAGCCGGATTAATCGGCGTTACAGCGATGAGTTCAAGCAAGGCGGTGCGCGTCACAGTGATGAGGTGATGGTGCGTTTTCCGAACCGGTATGAGGTGCGTGAGGGTGCCCGGTTACAGGCGCAGTCGACGCAAGAGTCGGTGGCGTATTTAAAGTTGAGCGAACAAAAGGGTGTGGACTTGGAGGTAACGTCGAAGGATTTGACGTTGCATATCGATGATTTCAGTCGGCGATACCTGGAGCCGGCGATGTCGACGTTGGCCTCGACGATCGAAGAGGACGTGTTGCGGTCGGTGCTGGCTGAGGTGGTGCATGTGATTCATCCCCAGGAAATGATGCCGATGCCGGATTGGTACGACGGGATGAGTTTGTTGGGTGCGTGGTTTGATGTGAACTTGATTCCATCGGATCGGCGCCGGTTGGTGATGAACAGTTACGACCAGGCGGAGATGGTGGATAGTTTGAAGGGCTATGCGCAGCGTGACACGTCTGTGAGCCGTCAGTACGAAACGGGGCGGATGCGGCGTTTTCAGGGTTTTGATATTGGGATGAGCCTGTCGATGCCGATGCGCGAACGGCGTGGTTGGGTGGAGACGGGTGATAATTACGGGATGACCCCCCTGGATCTGGGTCAGGCAGGCGACTCGTTCGACGCGGTAAACGCGACAGCGCCTTACAGTGAAGAAGAGATGAAGCCGTTGCCCAAACCCGGCGATTGGATCACCTTCGATGGTGTGTACCCAGTGCACCCCGAGACGAAGGATCCGGTGCGTTTATTTGGGTTGAAGCCCTTCAAGGTTGAGTCGGTGGTCGGCAACAAGGTGACGTTTACGCCGCGCCTGGTTTGGGCGGGGCCAAAGCAAAATGCCGCGGGGATAAGCGGTGATCGGTTTGATGCGGTTTGGAACAAGGGGACGGACGGGCAACACTATTACCGTTGGAATGTGGCGTTTGATCCGGAGGCGATTGCGTTTGTGACGGCGGATCTGGCGTTGCCGAAGGACGTGGATTTTGCGCATCGTTCGAATCATGACGGGATTGGGATGCGGGTGGTGCGCAAGTATGACATTAATGAGGATCGTTTTCCGTGTCGCATTGATGTGTTGTATGGGCGCAAGCTATTGCGGCCGGATTCGGTGTGTTTGCTGGTGGGGAACAGGGATGCGTAGGAGTTCGGGATGGAGATCAGGGATTACGATTCGCTGGTACAAGCGGTGTCGCACTATTTGCACCGGGACGATTTGAATGACGCGATCGCGGGGTATATTCAGCTGGCGCAAGCCCGGCTGAATCGAGATCTGAAGTTACGGGGTGAACGGGGGGATCGTGGTGTGGTGTTGGCGCAGGGCGAGAGGCGTTTGCGCTTGCCGTTGGACTTCAACGGATTTTTGTCGTTATGGGGGGGGTCTGCGGTGGCGCCGTTTGACCGGGGCGGTTTGCGTTGGCGAGATGTCGCGGGGAGCTGGTCGCAGCCCTTGGCGGTGCCTGCGCCGTTGCCTGCGCCGCCGGGTCGCCGGTTGCACTATGTGGATGACCGGGATTTAGCGGTGCGTGACCGGCCTGGGCGGCCGAGGCGTTTTAGTATTTTGGGTACCTGGTTGTTGTTTGAATGCCCGGCGGAGGAAGACCAGACCTACCGGCTGCACTATCTGAGGGCGTTCGCCCTGTCGGAAGCATCACCGACCAATTATTTACTCGAGCATCATCCCGATGCCTATCTGTACGCCACGTTGTTAGAAGCGCCGGTGCGGAGTTTTGATGACGATCGTCTGGTGGTTTACCAGGACCGGTATGACCGTGCGATCGAGAGCGTTACGGCCCATGAAGCGGACGCTTTGGGCGACGATGTGATGAGCTTGGATTTTGGCAGGCGAGACGATTTTTCCATGATGGAGGGCTAAGTGGACAGGGATGAACGCAAGTCCAATTCATTGCCACTGAATCAGGGGACGCCGACACGGGACGATCCGATCGAGGAGGGACCGGCGCATATCCGGCGGCTCAAGCAGGCCTTGAATCGCCGATTTGCGGGATTTGCCGGGACGGTGTTGTTGCAGGGGCGCGTTGTGCGGAAGGGGGCGGACCTGGGCACTTATCCGGTAGAGATTGCGGGTTCGCCTTTGTTCACGGCGGGGAGTCTGGTGCTGTTTCAAGCCGATGAGGTGAATGCTGCCAACGCGCGGGTGTATTTGAATCAACAGTTGATGATTCGTTGGGTGGATGCGGCGGCTGAGGCGTTGGCGGCGGGTCGTGTGCGAGCGGGGGAGTGGACGCTGAGTGTGTATGACGGAGAGTCGTTGCGTTTGTTGAGCCAGGGGGATGTGGCGCGAGCCACGGCGGCGATCGAGCGTCGGCTCGATGAGGTTGAGGCACAGGTGGAGGACAGTGCGGCAACGCTGACGGAGCAGGTGGAGGCGTTGGGTGGGGAAGTGCGCGAGGCCAAGGCGCAGGCCAAGGGGCTTAAAGACCGGGTGTTGGAGGCGATCAGGAAAGAGTTTAGAGCGGGGCTCTCGGGTGCCACGACCCGGCTGGATGGCGTAGAGCATAAAACCGCCGAGGCGTCGACCCGGCTGGATGGCTTAGAGCATAAACCCGCCGAGGCGTCGGCGGTTGCGCAGGCGGCGAAAGAGCAGTCCCAGTCGGCGGTGGATCAGGTGGGTGAGTTAGCGACGCAGGTTAAGGACAACCAGTCGGCGATCGAACAAAACCGGTCCTCGCTTGAGGCGAACGCATTGCCGGCGCAATCGGGCCAGGCGGGGCATTACTTGATGACGGATGGGGCTCAGGCGGCGTGGCAGGCGTTGCCGGCGTCGTCGTCGGTGGATGAGGGGGCGCTTAAAGAAGCGGTGAAGGCGGATCTCAAGGCGTCGTTTAGCCCTGAATTAAGGGCAGCAGAAGAGAAGCTGAATGCGGTTGAGTCACGTCAGAACGAGGTAGAAGCGCAGGCGAAGGCGGCGAGTGAGCAGGCCGAATCGGCGGATAAAAAAGCGCAATCGGCGCTGACGAAGGCCGATAGCAACCGGGCGGCGATCGAAGCGCATGGGTTGCCTGAACAGCGGGGTCAGGCGGGGCATTATTTGTCGACGGATGGGCAAGTGGCGAAGTGGGAGGAGTTGCCCGATCCCTCGGGGGCGGTCGCACACGAGGCGAAAGCGCAAGCCGATGAGGCCCGCGAGCGCGTCCAGTCGGTGGCGGATAAGGCGACGAATTTAGAGAAGAAGGTTGCGGACAATCAGACGGCGATCGAACAAAACCGGGAAGCGCTTGAACGCCAGCAGTCGGCGATCGAACAAAACCAGGATGTGCTTGGGGACCAACAGGCGACACTCGATAGGCATAATCAAGCGATTGAGGGGAACGCGTTGCCGGCGCAATCGGGTCAGGCGGGGCATTACTTGTCGACGGATGGCGAGCGAGCGGTTTGGGTGGTGCCTGCGGTGGATGGGGATGATCTTGAAGAGGTGACGGATGTTGCCCGGTCGGCAGTGGATCAGGTGGGTGCGTTAGCGACGCAGGTTAAGGACAACCAGGTGGCGCTTAAGAAAAACCGGGAAGCGCTTGAGGAGAACCGGGGTTTGATTGGTGCGCTGGATGAGAAGTTGGTTGAACAGACGGTGAGCCTGGGGGATGTCCAGGGGCAGTTATCGCGGGTATCGGGTCTGACAGGCGAGATTCCTGGGCGATGGAACCACTATCAGCTGTTGCGCGCAGCGGGGGCGAGTGATGCGGATTTTCGTTGGCGTGTGCCGTCTGGAGTGTATCACGTGGGTGTTGCGTGTTGGGGTGCGGGGGGCAAGCAGGGTTACGCGGTGGGATATGCGGGCGCAGGGGGGGCGGGTTTTGCGTTTGGGGTATTTAGCGTGGCACCGGGGCAGGTGTTGGAAGGTCTGCGTGTGGGGTTGGACGCAAACGATGGGATCACGTCATTTGGTGAGCATTTGTTTGCGTACCCTGGGGGCAATGCGACGTACCAGGATTTTAAGAGTATGCCGGGTCGAGGGGGCGAAGGCGTTGTCAAGGGTTCGATCGAGGGGGCGTTGACTGCGCGCGGTGGTCGTGGGGGTGGGGTGATCCAGCGTTATCCTGGTGATGATGAGGGTTACGATGATCGCCCGGTGGATCCGGCGCGATACGGTGAGGTCATGATGGCGGTGGGCGGAGGTGGTGGCGGCGCCGGGTCGTTTTATGGTGATGGGGGTGCGGGTGGTGAGGGTGTTTCCGGGGGGTATGTTGGTTCGGGTGGCGGCGGGGGTGGATTTTGTGGCACGGGGGGATTGGGCCGGGTGTCATCGGCCTGTGGTGCGGGTGGTGGCGGTGCGTGCGAGGGTGTTTTGGGGGGTGATTTGGCGCGTGGCGGTTCGGCGGGTCAACGGGGAATGTTTTTTGATAACCCAGAGGACTCTGCTGTTCGATTTCATCCCCGCCGGTCTGAGGCGACAGGGGCGCATTGGCAGCAGCCCTGGGGGTTAGGGGGTGGCGGTGGTGGCGGGAGTGGTTCGGCGGGTCAGTCGGGGCGGTTGAGCGGTTGGTCGAGCGCCTTTTCCACGGGGGGACATGGGGGTAGTGGTTTGAATGGTCTGGGGGGAGCGGGGGCGCTGACGCTGGAGCAGTCGGCGGGTCGAGGCCGGGGTTATGGCGATGATTTTTTGGATTTGGCGCATCGTTGTCTGGGTGGAGGCGGCGGGGGTGGCGCGAATGTATTCCACGCTTGCGGTGGTGATGGTGGCCCCGGTGGCGGGGGTGGTGGTGCGTGCGTGACGTTGTCGACGCATGGGTATGCGCGGGCGGGTATGGGTGGACTGGGCGGTGGCGGCGGTGGAGCAGGCGTGTGTCCGGTGCATATTTTTTCGCCGGCATATCCACCTGAAGGCAGTGATCCGGCGGCCTATCCGCCTTTAACTACGCGTGAATTGACGGTGCCCTCCCAGGGGTTGTGTGGGGGCGACAGTCTATTTGGTGGGGGGGGAGGCGGTGGCGGTTACGGGGGGATGGGAGGGCGTTGTTTGCTGGGCGGTGGCGGACTTGGGGGCATGCGGTTTCTGGAGGGCTCGTCGGCATTGGGCAATATGCGCTCGCCGGGGTGCATTATTTTGTATTGGTACGAGGTGTAAGGGACGAGAGGACAGGGATGGCTTGGCGGCATTATCAAATCGTGGCGGATGGTGGTGAGTTTCGGGTGCCTTTGGGGGTTGAGGTTGTCGGTATTGCGGCGGTGGGGCCGGGAGGGCGTTGCGTCTATGAGCACGGCGGCCTGGGCGGCGGCGGCGGGGGTGGTTTTGCGTACGGGCTGTGTACGGTGCAGGGCGGTGAGACGCTGACGGGATTTGTTGTGGATGGCGATGGCAGCCGTTTTGGTTCGGTGTTGGATGCAAGAGCGGGTGGGGATAGTGAGAGTCGGCTTGGCGGTCAGGGGGGGCAGGGGTATGT